AGAGGGACATTACAATTGCTGAAGATTTTACAGAATTGGAAGATGGTGATGAAGTGGTTGATGAAGCGGAAGACACACTTACCATATTAAACAAGTATGTTGATGGCATTACAGAAGAAAGTATTGACAACGACCGGTTAAAAACATTATTGAAAGAACTCTACGTAGAGGCATTGAATACTGAACAAGCATGATTTTATTCCAAAAGATTAAGTGGAAGAATTTACTTTCCACTGGAGCTCATTTTACTGAGATTGATTTTACCAAGTCTAATAATACATTGATTATTGGCCACAATGGTGCAGGTAAATCCACAATTTTGGATGCATTGTGCTTTGGATTGTTTGGTAAACCTTTTCGTAAAATCAACAAACCACAGTTATTAAATTCCGTTAACAATAAAGAAGCTGTTATTGAAGTACATTTCAATATTGGCCAAAAGAAATACAAGGTCATTCGTGGTATTAAACCAAACGTATTTGAAATTTATCTGAATGATGTATTGCTGAACCAAGATGCAGCTGCAAAAGACTATCAAGAGATACTAGAGAATAATATTCTCAAATTAAATTACAAGTCTTTTACGCAGGTTGTCATTCTTGGTTCAGCATCCTTTGTTCCATTCATGCAATTATCAGCATCAGATCGCAGAGCAATCATCGAAGACCTATTAGATATTCAAATCTTTTCTTCAATGAACAATGTTATCAAAGAGAAGAATTCGGCCATCAAAGATGATTTAAGTAAATCTAAGTATGCCATTTCTCTTACCGAAGAAAAGATAACATTACAAAAACAAAATATTGAAGAACACAAAAAGAACCATGATGCGGATATCAACCGCAAACGGGAAGAAATTGGAAAATCAAAGATGCAAATGAGCAATTTGCAAAATGATATCCAATTGATTAACAAACACATTGCAGTGTTACAAAATAAGGTTGGTGATAAGAAAGAGAAACTGGATAAAAAATCCAAAGGCTTATTTCAAATCAAAGGTAAAGTACAAACTAATATTGACCGAAATCAAAAAGAGATTGACTTTTATGAAACCAACCACGATTGTCCAACATGTAAACAATCAATTACACCTGAGTGGAAAGATTCTCAGGTACAAGAAAAATCACAAAAAATTACCACACAAAAAACTGGCTTGGTTGAGATTGAGCAGGAGTTAAACAAAGTAACTACTGAAATGAAATCTATTACGGATATCATTACACACATTAGTGAACATAGTGGTGAAATTATCAAACACACTTCTACTATATCGGCAATAAGCAATTACATCACTAAATTAAACAATGAGATAGATGAGTTGGCCAACAAACAGACTGGTACGGAAGGCGGCGACCAAAAGTTAATTGAGTTGAATGCCGCATTGAATGAGTATAAGACAAACTATGAAAGTGTTTTGATAGAAAAACATTACCATGAATTTGCAGGTAGTTTATTGAAAGATGGTGGCATTAAGACACGGATCATTAAACAATACTTACCAATTATGAACAAGTTGATTAACAAGTACTTGTCTGCAATGGACTTCTTTGTTAACTTCAACATCAATGAAAACTTTGAAGAAACAATTAAGAGTAGGCACCGTGATGAATTCTCTTATGCCAATTTCTCCGAAGGTGAGAAAATGCGTATTGACTTGGCCTTATTGTTTACTTGGCGGCAAATTGCCAAGTTGAAGAATAGTACCAATACAAATTTGTTGATACTTGATGAGGTGTTTGATTCTAGCCTTGATACTGTAGGCACAGAAGAATTTCTAAAGTTGATACATGAAATGGGAACAGACACAAATGTGTTTGTTATTTCCCACAAAGGCGACCAACTGTTCGACAAGTTCCGTTCGGTCATTAAGTTTGAGAAAAAAGGAAACTTTTCAAGGATTGCAAAATGAGTACAGAAGATATTATTTTATATAACACAGAAGAAACGATTAAGGTTGCACCAGCAACTGAAACGGTTGAAACATTTGATTTGGTGGCACCAGACCATCCATCTCTCTACAAAGTTTTACCTGAATTTAATTTTGAAAATGTACCAATCAATCCAAATAGTTTTGCATCCACTTTAGTTGAAACTTGTAAAAAGTATAATGGTATTGGTCTTTCAGCCAATCAATGTGGTTTTGAATACCGTGTATTTGTTATGGGCTCAGGTGAAGAATATGTGGCATATTTCAATCCAAAAATTATTTCATCAAAAGGTGAAACACACATGGAAGAAGGTTGCCTTTCTTTCCCTTTCCTAAATTTGAGAATCACCAGGCCTGCCGAAGTCGAAGTGGAATACCAAGACTTTAATGGTATGAATCGTACCAAAACATTTACTGGTATAACTGCTCGTTGTTTTCTCCATGAGCTTGACCACATGAACGGAATAGTGTATACTAGTAGAGTGAAACCACTGGCGTTACAATTTGGTTTGAAGAAACTAGATAAGATTAGACGCAAGTATTTTAATCCTAAGAATATGAAACAACTGCAAGCAAGAACTTAATGGCAACACCTATAGATTATGTTGATGCTCAATGGGAAAAATGGCAGGTATTAAATGATCCTGATCGTTTTGAACATATTGATACCGAGCAATTAAAAAATATATTGATTAACGACCTCACGTATGCATCAAAAATGGATGTACGTGAATATACTTTATATCAAAAGTGGTTAGAAGTGCATGAGAAATATCCAACTAGAACAATCAGTACATTGTTTGAAGAAGATGTTCAGTTGGTAGACATTACACAAAAGAAACTGGTTGAAAAGGTTAAGAAGAATTTTTGGATGCCAGAGGGTCCGGATGACTATGAAAAATTGAAACCAAAATTGGTCTTGTCTAACGGACCTTTGGCTGAAACTTGGAATACAGTACGCACCTTTTCTTCTACAATGAAGAATAATTCTAACATTGGTCGTAACCTATATTACACCGTGGTCGATGAAGTTACAAACAAGTATCTTGGTGTTATGTGTATATCGTCCGACTTCTTGGATTTGACTCCAAGAGATGCCGCAATTGGTTGGCCTAGAGATGTTAAGACACAACAAGGCATGATTAACCATACTGCAATTGGTTCTACGATTGTTCCTTTGCAGCCTTTGGGTTTTAATTATATGGGTGGTAAATTATTGGCACTATTGTGCCTTGCTGATACTGTACAAAATGATTGGAAAAGACAATATGGAGATGTTCTCGTTGGAGTTACAACTACTTCCCTTTATGGCAACACTAAATCCGGTGGCCTATCTCAGTATGATGGCCTTGAACACTGGAACAAAATGGGTTTCTCAAGTGGTTCGGTTGCTTTTGAACCGTCACGCAAAACTCGAGCTATGATTTATGATTGGGTTAAAGAAAATTATACACGTAAATATTTTGAATGGTGGGAAGCTAAGAATCAAAAAGGACTTCCACTTAAGCGTGACCACAAGAATCGCACATTAAATTTTGCGTATGGTAAGTTAGGTATTCCCAAGGAACTTATTCGTACCGAACATCAGAGGGGAATTTACTTCTCTCCTCTATACAACAACACCAATGAATATCTTAGGAAAGAAATTGGTGATGAACAACTGGTTAAATCATTTGATACCAGTGAAGAAACCTTGGCACATATTTGGAAAACCAAATATGCCAAAGGTCGTATATCAATGTTGAAGAAAAAGAACAATGTATCTTATGAATCCTTGTTCTATGATGACTTGATATACCTGTCTTGGGAAGAAACCAAGGCAAAATATCTACCACAAGTTGGCAGATAAAAACATATACCACAAAATATGTTGACACACACACTAAGTAATAGTATAATGTGAATTCTTGCACAACGCAAGTACTTTGTTTAACTTTGTCATTAGGAGATTTATCTTGACTAAACTATCCGCAAAAACCCGCATCCTTAATTTCTTGAGCAAGAAAGAGGGATACAACACACTTTCGACCGCACAGGCTCGTGCTCGTTTCGGCATCCAAAACGTTGCCGCACGTATTGATGAACTTCGCCAAGAAGGTCATGTAATTTACACCAACACCAAATCCCGTGGTGATGGTAGCAAAGTTGCCGTGTATCGTGTGGGCACACCAACCAAGTCTATGGTTCGTGCTGCTATCAAAGCTGGTTACAGCTTCAGCGCCTAATTAGGTGAATTGTGGGGAGACCACTAGTGGTACTCCCCTTTTTTTTATTTTTGGAGAGTAAATGGAAATTTCAATTAAAAAAGAGGAACTTCAAAAGAAAAGTATTTTTGTTGCGACACCAATGTATGGCGGCATGAATCATGGACTGTATGCGAAAGCTTGTCTTGATTTACAAGCTGTTTGTATGCAGTATGGTGTGAGCGTGAAATTTTCATATCTTTTCAATGAGTCCCTAATCACTAGAGCAAGAAATTATCTCGTAGATGAATTTCTAAATCGTTCAGATTGTACACACATGTTGTTCATTGACGCTGACATTCATTTTGATCCTAAAGATGTTATTGCACTTCTGGCTTTGGATAAAGATGTTATTGGTGGCCCTTATCCTAAGAAAGCCATTAAATGGTCTTCTGTTAAGAAAGCTATGACTAAAAATCCAGATATGGATGCTGGAAACTTGGACAAAGTTACAGGCGATTATGTATTTAATCCTGTACGTGGTACTGATAAGTTCTCTGTTTCTGAACCACTTGAGGTTATGGAAATTGGAACTGGTTTTATGATGGTTAAACGTGAAGTGTTTCCTAAATTTGCGGAAGCATTCCCACAGTTGCGTTACAAACCAGATCATGTTGGCCAAGCTCACTTTGACGGTTCACGTTATATCCATGCATACTTTGATACAATGATCGACACCGTAGATTCTGCAACAGGTGGTGGTTCTGACCGTTACCTATCAGAAGATTATATGTTCTGTCAATTGTGGCGCAAGACGGGTGGTTCTATTTGGTTGTGTCCTTGGATGCGTTTGGATCACATTGGAACATATCACTTCAAGGGAGATATGCCTGCCGTAGCAAACTTTGTTGGAGAAATGTGATGATTGTCGGCCTCGTAGGTTTCATTGGTTGCGGTAAAGGTACCGCTGGTGACATTTTAAAAGATTTTGGTTTTCAACAAATTAGTTTTGCTGGTGGTGTGAAAGACATTGCCGCAGTCATGTTTGATTGGCCAAGAGAGTACCTAGAGGGCGACACAAGCACATCCAGAGAGTGGCGTGAACAACCAGATAAATTCTGGTCTAAAAAATTTGGCAAGGATTTTACACCACGACTAGCCCTACAGTTACTTGGTACTGAGGTTGGTCGTGGTATTTTCCATGAAAATTTTTGGGTCGATAGGTTAGAAAGACTTATTGATAGAGAGAAAAATTATGTCATCACTGATGTACGATTTCAAAATGAAATTGATTTTGTACATAAAAGTGGTGGTGTTATGATTGAAGTACGGCGTGGTATTTCTCCACACTGGTATGAAATTGCATCACAAGCAAATAGAGGTTCACATAAAGCCGAAAGTTTTATGTATGAAAATGGTCCACATGAATCTGAATGGAGATGGATAGGTGGTCATATTGACCACACCATCGACAATGATGGTACTGTGGAAGACTTGAAAAATAATTTAATGAAGTGCTTGACTCGTTCTTACGGATCGAATACAATAAGTGAATTGACTGAAGGAGTATCGTAATGAAATTATCGAATGAGACCTTAACGGTTCTTAAAAACTTTGCCAACATTAATCCTGGCATTGAGTTTAAGACTGGTAAGAAATTGACAACCATTTCTGCAACCAAGACTGTCTTGGCAAAAGCCGGAATTAAAGATGACTTTCCACAAGACTTTTGTATCTATGATTTGAACCAATTTTTGTCGGTTCAATCCTTGTACAAAGACGGTGAAATTGATTTCGATAACGAACATGTTATCTTCAAGGTTGGCCGTAAGAAACTAAACTACCGTAAGACTGCAAAGAGTATGATTGTAACACCACCAGATAAAGACTTGAATCTTCCTTCTGTGGATGTAGCTTTCACATTGAAAGAAGAAGAATTGGCTTCTGTTCTTAAAACTGCAAGCATTCTACAATCACCAAATATTGCTATCACATCTGATGGTGAAAAGATTTACATTACAACCTGTGATGCAAAAGACAACTCTGCACATACTGATTCAACAGAAATTGCTGATGGTAATGGCAAAAAGTTCAAGGCATTATTCTTAACTGAAAACTTTAAGATGATCGCCGGTACCTATGAGGTACAAATTTCTTCAAAAGGTCTATCCTATTTTAGAAATACAAAAGAAGATATGCAATACTGGATTGCTATCGAAGCTAAAGAATCTGACCTAACTTTTGGAGAATAATATGATTTGGATTACAGAATCAGCAAGCGGCAACAAGATTGCCGTTAATCCCACATACATTGTGGCCGTGTTCACCATTTCCGAAGGTGACCAAAAAGGTAAAACAGCAATCAATTTAACCAATGGTAATGTTGTTGTTGATGAATCTGATTATGATGTTATCGGAATGATCGTTGCAAAATGACTAAAGTAAATACACTATTCGGTTCTTTTGATGATGAAGCATTGAAGAAACTCAAAGGTTATGTGGATGAAGCCGTTCACCACATGCACAGAAATGATTCTAACAATGCTGCAATCAAAGACATTATTGACCTTGCATATGATGAGT